ATCAAAGATATCCTTATCTACAGCAGATGGTATACATCTTGGAGCTAATGCTTTTGCAGACGCACCATTTAGTGTCAATCTTGCAGGTTCATTAACAGCACAATCAGCAACACTTTCAGGAACAATAAAAAGTAACCAATCATTTAGTTCAGGTTCTTCAACTAGAACTGTAAAAATTGATGCTAGTTCTAATGCTTTATATACATTAACAGCAGGTTCAGATACACCAACTGAAGCACCTTTTAGAATTAAATCAGATGGTACAGTTGAGATATTTAAACTTGATTTATTTTTAAGTGATGGCGTAACAAAAATCTTTGATGCGGATACAGGTTTTACTAATAATGCTTTCTCAGAAATTGCAGCAGACTTAGGTACAGCAATATCAGACTATACAGTGCCTTTAGCTAGCAATACTGAAGCACAAAAAATAACATTAACATCAACACAAAACATAACTGTTAAAGCTATTAAATCAGCTTATATGGTTGGATGGAGTCCTAACTCATCTTCTTATGCAAAAAGCAGAATACCTACTAATGTAAGAATGAGGCTAATGCACTCAACAAATGCTGATTTAAGTAGTGCAAATGAATTAGCTACTCTAGGAAGTAGCTGGACTGCTGGTGTAGACAGAATTGATACTGGCACACCTACAGCTAATCAATATGAAATAGAAGAAATAGTAGAAACTGAAACAGGTTTTACTTTTTATGAATGGGTAACTTTAAATCAAAGCGGAGATGCTATTGATGATAATTTTGATTTTACTATATCAAGTACAGCTTCATATGCTGGTTCAGAAAGTGGTACAGACCATTACTTCTTTATAGAAATAGATGGAACAGGTGGCTCAACTTTTGGTGCTAATAGTATCACCAGTACAGCAGCACGCTCATTAAATATATCAGGTGTATCTTTTTATATTAGTAATGGTGATGCTTCTGATACAGGCGAAGGTGACATTACTGCTGTTAATGCTGGAACTAATTTAACTGGTGGTGGTACAGCAGGTTCAGTTACTTTAAATCTTGCATCTACCATTTCAGGCAATCATACATTTTCTAATAACTTAATAGTCAGTGGTGATCTTACAGTTCAAGGAACTACTACAACTATTGATACAGCAAATCTTAATGTTGAAGATAACAACATAACTATTAATTATTCATCAGGCGATTCTTCTGCTTCAGCTAATGGAGCAGGTATTACTATTCAAGATGCTGTAAGTGCTGGTAATGATGCTACTTTAACTTGGAATACAAGCAATGATAGTTTTAATTTTTCACATCCAGTCAATGTAACAGGAAACATAGGCGTTACAGGAACAGTTGATGGTAGAGATATAGCAACTGATGGAAGTAAATTAGATGGCATAGAATCAGGTGCTACTACAGACCAAACTCAATCTGAAATTAATGCACTTGGCATAACTGCAATAGGTTTATCAGGTACGCCTAATATAACTGTTGGAACTATCTCTAGTGGTGCTATAACTGCTGATGGTTTGACTGTTGGCGATAACGAAAAAGTCATCTTTGGAGCAAGTTCTGATTTACAGATTTTCCATGATCAACCTAATTCTATAAATTATATAAAAAGTTATACAAGCAATGAATTAAGACTTGAATCTAATGGTAATACAACAATTAGAACAAATAATGGCGATGATATGGCTGTATTCACCAAGAATGGTGCAGCTACTTTATACCATGATAACAACCCAAAAATAGCCACCACCTCAACAGGTGTAACTGTAACAGGCAATGTAACTGCTACAGCATTTTATGGTGATGGATCTAACTTAACAGGCGTAACCAGCACAACTATTAACAACAACGCTGATAACAGGATTATAACTGGTAGTGGTACAGCAAATACATTAGAAGCAGAAACTAATTTAACATTTAACGGCACTTCAGGGTATACAGATTTAAGAATTAATGGTTCTTCATTGGGCGGAGTTGAACCCGCTCTAATTTTAGATGATACAGGATCAGGTAATTATGAGAGTACGCTTGTTCTTACTGCAGCACCTTCAGCATCAACTTTTATTTCAAAGTCTGGTACAACTAACGGTACTTTTAAGTTTCAAGGAGATAACGGAACAACAATTACAACTTACGGTGGTTTTGATGCCTCAGGTAATTTTGAGATAGGAACTACTGATATAATAGATGCTTCAAGAAATATGTCTAATATAGGAACTATTAATAGTGGTGTTATCACTGCTGATGGTTTGACACTTGGAAGTAATGAGTACATTCAAATGGGTGGAGCTGGAGAGTTTCAAATATTTAATGATGGCTCAAATACTGTATTACGTTCTTCTGATAATTTCTTAATACAAAGAAATACAAGCCCAAGAACTTCTATAAAAGTAACAGATTCTTCAGGCGAAGTTCAGTTAAGTTATGCAGGTAGTCCAAAACTAGCCACAACCTCAACAGGTATAGACGTAACAGGAACAATAACATCTAGTGGTAATTTATCTATTAACAATGCTAGCTCACCGACAATAACAATAAATGATACAGATTCAACCAACCCTTTAAGAATCAAACAAGATGGTGCTAATGGCTCTATATTATTAGCTTCAGCAGGTGCATTATCTTTAGGAGTAACTAATGATAGTCCTTCAGATGCAGTATCATTTTTAACAAGAAACATACAAAGATTTAAAATAGATGCAAGTGGTAATTTACAGCATGGAGCATCACCACAAACAATTATAGATTCTTCAAGAAACCTAACCAATATAGAAGGAATAACATCTAGCGGTGACGCAAAGATAGGTAATACAGTTACAAATCCAGCAAGTGGTTTTAATAATCAAAAAGGTTTTGGTTATACAACTTCTTCAGGAAAGGTTGAAATTGCTACTACAGCAGATTCAGCAGCATTAGAGATTGGTAAAAACCAAGCTAATGATGGGGATTTACTCGTATTTAGAAAACAAAGTAATACAGTTGGAAATATTGGTACTGCTAATGGAGACTTAAATATTAATGGTGGCTCAGGTCATTCAGGTATTCGTTTTCAAGCATCAAGTTTATTACCAAGATTAAATGGCTCAGATACAAATGGTACTATTGACCTTGGTTACGATGATGGTTCAGCTATACATAGATTTAGAAACCTCTACCTTTCAGGAACTATCTCTAGTGACTCTATTGAAAGCACAGGCACAATAAATATTGATACAGCAGATACAACTCTGCCTAATACATATTTTTCAGCAGAAAGATTTAATGATGCTAATGGTAAATTAGTTTTTGGAGCAGGTGAATTAGACCCTGCAGGTGGAACAACAGGTGAAACTTTTATTGGTAATCATAACAGACCTGTACATATTGGAGCAGTGTATGATGCAAATCAAAATCCAACTGCTGCTGTACAACATTTAAGAATTGATACAGATGGTAGTTTACGAGTATCTTTAAACAATACACACACAAAATGGTTTGATGCATCTACAAGAAACTTAACTAATATAGGAACTGCTAGTTTTAATGGTGACATAACACTAGGTGCGTCATATAAATTAAAATACAATGACCAACGCTATTTTACGCCTGAAAATAACATTGATGGTGCAGAGGTAAGTGCTAATGGTATATTTAGAATTAAAACAGGTACTACACCTGTTGCAAGATTATTAGTTGGAGCAAATGGAGACATTTCCTTCTACGAAGATACAGGTTCTACAGCTAAGTTCTTTTGGGATGCTAGTGCTGAATCTCTTGGCATAGGTACGACTAGTTCTTCATCAGCAGCAGGATTTGATGCGAAGCTACAGCTTGAATCTGCCAATCCAATGCTTGTTTACAAAGAAACTGACCAATCTAATAAATGGGAAGTAGGTGCATGGGGTGGTAATTATGTAATCTGGAATGGTACAAATGAAAGACTCCGCATAGATGCTAGTGGAAATATAAAACATGGTGCTTCAGCAACTACGATCATAGACTCCGCAAGAAACCTAACTAATATAGTGGGTTTATCATTAAGCGGAGCTATTCTTGGAACATCTAGTAATTTTGATATAAGGGCAACAGGAAACCTTTTTTACACTTATGGTAATTCTAGTTCTGTTTTCTTTAGAACTAATGATGGGGCTACTAAACTTACTATAGATAATTCAGGCAACGCTACCTTTGCAGGCAATGTAACAGCTTATTCAGATGAAAGATTAAAAGAAAACATAGAAACCTTAGACAGCAAGAAAGCACTACAAATGCGAGGTGTTAGCTTTATTAAAGATGGTGTTAAAGGTAGTGGTGTTATAGCTCAAGAAATAGAAAAAATAGCACCTGAACTTGTATTAACAGCAGATGATGAAATGGGAACTAAATCAGTAGCTTATGGCAACTTAGTTGGATATTTAATTGAAACTGTTAAGGATCAACAAAAACAAATAGATGAACTAAAGCAGAGGTTGGATAATGACTCTTGAAAGTAGTGGCACTTTATCTATTGGTGGAAGTACAGTTGGCAGGTCAATTAATTTAGAAGTTGGCAGGTCACCAACAGCACAATCAAATCTTAACGAAACAACATTAAGAGATTTAGCTGGCGTATCTTCAGGCACAATATCTATTTCTGATTTCTATGGCAAAACAACACCTTATTGGATAGTAACTATAACTAATGGTACTGCTACAGTGTTTGGATTTACTTTTAATGGTTATGGAAGCATACCTGTGCCAGCTACCACTTGGGGTTCTGCAACTGATACAAGTTGTGATTTATATAGCACTAATCCTGATTGGGCTTTTTATCATGTTGGGAATGGCGATACTATATTTTATGTTAGAGATGGTTCAGGAACACCAACAGGCAATGCTGGTTGGACAAGTGTAGAAATATATTTAGGAACACAATATACAGATGGCGATCCTGATTACACTAGAAATCGTGCTGACCTAACTTATTCCGCACCTAATTCAGCAACTCGTACATGGAATATGGACGATACTATAGGCGGTGAAAATGGTGTTTTCTCTGATCCTGATAAATACACTTATACAACTTTGGTATTTAAACCATGAAATACACAATAGTAGAAAGAGAAGTAGATAATTTTATAAAGTTTTATGTAGCTACAAAAGATAATGGAGCTGTATATGAAGTACCATGCATTTTAGATAATGCTGGTGAAGTTGATATGGAATCAACACAAAACAAAATGGATTCACATATTGTTGAATCAGATCAATTAATGACTTATATAGGAGAATAAAATGGCAATAACATTAACAAGAACAGTACAAAGGGTTGAAACATATCCAGCAGTAACACCAGCAGAAGAGGGTGAAGCAACATATCCTACTTTAATGGTAGTTTACAACGATGTGTTTGATGATCCTGATGATGAGCAATTACCTGTAACAGCTAATAAAGTTTTACACTTCAAAAAAGATGATGACATTTCAGGTGAAGATGAATTAGTACAAACAATTGCTAATGCAATTTGGGCTGAATAGTATTTTTTATTATATTTTTATACTATAATTTTATAATTAACAAACCCAAAAGGTATTTATATATATGGAAAAGAATGAAACAGTAAAACCTGAAGATCAGGTCATTATTACTTATAACGATACAGAGTATAGAGCTGCTGACTTAAACGAAGAGCAAATGGCTATCGCTGCAAAATTAAATGTAGCTGGTAGAAAATTAGCTAGACTTCAAGAAGCGTATGATGATTATGTCATAACAAACGAATACAAAAATCTTTGTATTGAATCGTTTGACAGAGCTATTAATGCTGAAGAAGAAGCAGAAGTAGTAGAGGAAAACTAATGCCTACTCGCAAGACTGCAAACGATGTAGCTGCTGATCTTGCGAAGCATGATGCAATATGCCAAGAACGCTGGAAAACCATTTATAAAAAGACTGATGAATTACAAGCATCAGTTAATAGTTTAAAAGGGTGGTTACTAGCTGGATTAACAACAATACTTATTAGTATGTTCATGTTAGTCCTAAGAGGGTTAATTTAAAAACAATTTATGAGCATTATTAAAATAGCTGAAGTGGCAAATAATGTCTTGGATAAATTCGTCCAAGATAAAGATTTAAAGGAACAATTATCACATGATTTACAAAAAGAGCTTATATCACTGGATAAAGCACAAATTAATCTCAACGCTGAAGAAGCGAAAAACGGGAACTGGTTTGTACAATCATGGAGACCATTCATTGGATATACTTGCGGTATTGCTTTGTGCGTACACTACATTGTATTGCCTACAGCAACTTGGATAGCAGTTGTAAGCGGTGTTGATTTTCAGCTAGAACATCTACAGTTTGATTTTTCACAACTTACTACAATTCTTTTATCACTTTTGGGAATGTCCTCACTCAGGACATTTGAGAAGGTCAAAGGTGTTCACACCAAATAAAATGCTTGCAGAAGCAAAACAAATGCTCATAAAACATGAGGGTATAAGAGTACATCCTTATAAATGCAGTGAAGATAAATTAACTATAGGAATAGGTAGAAACCTAGAAGCAAATGGTATTAGCGAAGAAGAAGCTATGTATTTGCTTGATAACGATATAGATAGGGTTATCGCTAACTTAAATAAGATATTTCCAGCATGGAAAGTAATGCCAAGTAAAGCACGATTAGTTTGTATAGATATGTGCTTTCAAATGGGTATTACTGGATTTATGAATTTTAGAAGAACAAGAGCATTGATGGAGATGGGTTGCTGGCTAGAAGCAAGTGAAGAATTACTTAGAAGCAAGTATGCAGTACAAACCCCAAATAGAGCAGCTTACAATTCAAGGCAACTAGCCTTATGTCAAAATGCCAAGAAAAACATCAGACCAACATCAAGCTAATTCTAGACTTGGTGCATTAGGCGAATCATTAACGCAAACATTCCTACTTGAATACGCTGACTTTTGTTATCCAACGCAAGAGAAACATCCAGCAGATTTAATGGTTGAGTTTGGTAATGCTAAATATACAGTGCAAGTAAAGAGCAGAAGGGCAACTAAAGAAAAGAAGTTTGTATTTGCTGCTGAGAACTCACGATCAATGTCTGAAACCTATAAACAATATACTTGCGATATTCTCGCCTTTGTTTTCTTTTATGATGAACATAAAAGGATTATGTTTAAACCTAACACTACCTCACAAAACTATTTTACTTTTGATAAGAAAGTTATAACTGATTCTATGGAATTAGATTCACTTCAAGAAACTCTTAACACTTTAAGCTCAGTGCCAGTGTTAAATCCTCTTTCAAATTAATTTATAAATATCATACCTAAATATATACATTTATATATAAATATGTATAATAGGGGTATGTTAATTATAAATATGGAGTTAAATTATGTGGGATGAATATATAAAAGACTTAACACTTCCAATTGGGTGGACTGATGTTTCATACAGAAACGATGCATTACCTAGTTTTATGAGTAGTGACAATTATGATAAAGGTTATCATATTTGGATTGATAGCCATGATATAAAAGAGAGAAAACAAAACTCTTTAGATATTTATGGGTTAGAAAATAAACTAGCACCAAGATTTCATGTAGTTCTTGGTTATGGTGGAGAAGAAAATCTCTTTACTTCAGATGACTTTAATGAAGTTGTTAAATGGATAGAAAATAATCCAAAAACAAAAGCACAAATAGAAGAAACAAAAAAATTATATTAAGGAGAGTAAATAATGGAAAATCTAATATTTTTTGTACTAGGATTTATAAGTTTCAAAGTCCTAAGAATAATACATATAAAAACATCTATGTATCTAGCTTTTCGTAAGAGAAGGTCTAAATGGGCATGTAAAGGTAACTTTGAGAATAGGTTGCATTACGATAAACGATTGGTCAGATAGGATCAGGTTTTATAATTTTATAGGTTAGATATTTGTATATAAATATATATTCCTATATATTATGTATATGTTAATTATATTTGCCATTTAAGGGGTGGCAGGAGAGTCGAAGAATGAGAAGTAATATTAGTGCAAATGGCAAACTTGTTGTATATATAAAATCAACAAAAGATGTAGCTAGGGGAGAAGCACTTTTACACAAAGCACTAAATGGTAGGGCAACTATTATAGATAAGTTTGTTGAAACCAGTGTGCGTAAAAACTATAAACCTGAACTAGAAAAAGCTGTAAAGAAATGCAACAGCAGAGCTGCTAAATTAATCATACCAAACATAGGACATCTACCTAGAAGTCTTGCTTTTTGCAATGCATTAATGAAGCTAGAGGGTAATGATCCTTTTGTTTATGCAATTCGTGAATTTAATAATGCGGTAAGTATTTGGAACTATCATGTACAACAAATGTATTTGCAGTGTATTGATACTATTGCTTTACATAGCAAGACAGCTAAGAAAGCATTACGAAAGAAAATAGAAACTGGCTGGAAAGCTGGCAATCCAGTTAATTTAGATGAAGCTACTATTAATGCAACTAAAGTCAGGATACAGCAAGCAGATCAATACTGTAGAGAAATCATACCAGTAATAAGAGAAATACAACGATTTGGCAAAGTAACCCTACAAGGTATTGCTGATGCTCTTATGGCACGAAATATAAAAACAAGAAGAGGGAAAGATACATGGACTCCTATGGGAGTCTCAAATTTACTTAAAAAAGCTAAGGAGCTAGGGATATAAGTATGGAATTTACAGGGATTAATACAGTAGGTGCATTAGCGGAATATGAGGTGTTAGTGGCAAAAGGGCATTTAACATTTGAACAACAAACAGGTATAAAAATAGACAAAATGACTGACTTTATAATTAAATTTGTTTATTCAGAGAATTTTCATAATAGACCAGTAACTATAACTATATTAACGAATACTTTAATGACTAATGAAAATACGATAAGAACTAAACTTAAAAAGTTAATTGAACAAGACTTAATAGAGATTTGCCAGTGTGGTTGTGATGGTAGAACAAGAAAAATTTTACCTACAAATTTACTAAATCGTCTTATGATTATAGATGCAACTAGCAAACTCAAAACGCTTACAGAAGTTGCACCTGTATTTATGCAAACATTTGGAACAGCCTTAAAAAATCTATACAAAGAATTTAAAGTTGAAGAATTTGAATCATTTACAAATGATGATGAACATAGAAAATACAACGAAATATATTTAGATATAAAAAATAGATATAAAAATACCCACAAAAAATTAGCCTAAATGTTTGAGGGTAATATGTATAAAAAATACTTGTATTCTAAAATATATAAATATATATTCAAAAAAGAAATAGAGGAGAGTAATGAGCTATCAAAAACGAGCTAGGAGATTGACAGTACCTTTAGAGACAAATGAACAGATAAAAAATGCAAGAGATATTTTTTTACAGCTTCACGAATCTTTTAAGAAGATTGCAAGATCGCCTAACGCAGAACGTAATAAAGTTTTTATAGCTCAACTGGAAATAATGAATATGAACACTGAACTAAAGAGTAGAGCTACTGGCAAAGCTCTAAGTTCTTACTACAAAAATGCAACGTGATCCTATGATAGTTATAAACGATAAAAATAATAGGTGTAGAACAGCAGTAGAGTACAAAAGACGTTCTTATGCGACAAAACAGCTAGAATTTAATTTTATGGACTCTATGGGTTCGCATAATATATATTTATGCAAATCAGATAAATTATTTAAATCGTTACATAAATCTGACCAACCTGATAGAACTGTTAGATTTAACATTTTAGGTTGTGCAAATATTCTAACTATTCCAGTTAAAAAACTCAAATCCTTTTATAAGGACGAGATAGGAACATTCATTGAAATAGCAGGCATTGGTCAGCCAGTTCAAGTCCGTGATTCTATATTTGAAATAAACACAATGATTAATAAGGAGAGATAAATGGTTGGTAAATTAACTTGGTACAGAGCAACATCATCAATAACGTGTGCTTTGTTTGATAGGGCAAGGTTCTTTGATAAGCATGGTTGCTTAAAGAAGGCTATAGCTGAAAAGAATGGAACGCTAGTAGATAACTTTGTGCAAACAAACAGACAAGCTACAGGAGACTTACTTGAACCTGTATTAATAACTGAAGCAGCTAAAAGATTAGGCATAGAGAATGTTGAGCCTGAAGTGGACTATAAAATAGATCACCCTGAATTACCTTTACAAGCATCACTGGATGGAAGGTGTAATGTTGTTAATGTAAAAGTAGAACATAATCCTGATAATGGTATTTATGTCGTAGGACATAAAGAACTGATTCTGAATGGTGATATACCTATTGAATGTAAATGCAGTTCTGACTTCCCATCAGTTGAAGAGCCACCTAAATACTTAGGCGTAGACCAATTACATGCAAGCATGGAAATTCTAAACGCTGAGTATGGAATATTGATTGTGCTATACCAGTCAACTGACTTACGCACATATATTTATAAACGCGATGAAGCGTTTAAAGACGAACTGGCGAGAGTAGTGCTGGACTTTGATAGAAGAATAGAAGAAGAGGACTACTATCCGCCTGAGACTCCTGAACACGCAGCGACTATTTTTAGCGATGGTAATGATGAAAACGTAAAGATATTGCACGCTGATACTGTTGATATTGTAGATACGATTGAAGCATTAAAAGAAACCATCAAGATAGCTAAAGAAAAAGAGAAGGAGCTTATGACTGATCTTATGATGGCTATGGGCAATCATAGTAAAGCTAGAGTTGCAGAATATGAGTTGGAATGGAAAACATTACCAGCTAAAAAAGAACAAATAAAAGAAGTAACCTACAAAGCTGCTCCTGAACGTAGAGCAGGTTTTGTAAAGATAAAGAGGGTTGGATGATGCAGGAATTAGTATATGTTATTGGTTCTAAAGAATTTGGTTCACCTTTTAAAATTGGTAAGTCAAAAAAGTCATCTTTAAAAAACAGAATAAAAACATTACAGACTGGTAATCCATTAACTTTAAAAAGTTTTTACGAGTATACCCCTAAAAAGGGAGATGCTTATAACTTAGAAAGTAAAATTAGAAATGCTTTAATAAATAACTATGATTACACAAAATTAAAAGGAGAATGGATAGATAGTAAGCATAAAAATCCAGTAGAAAAGATAGGAGATGATATAGCAGATATCTTAAAGCAAGAAGATTATGATTACGAAAATGATCCAGTTTACAAACAATTAATAACAAGCAACAAGAATCTGAATACAAAATTAGATGAAAAATATTTTGATTTATATAAGCAATTCACTGCAATTTTTGAACAACTAAATACATATGAAGAAATGCACTCTACTATAAAAAAACTTCATGACAAACAAGAAGAGATTATGCAAAAAGCATCAAAATACAAAAAAATTAATTATAGTGATTTAGTTAGCAGTTATAGTCTTCATGAACTATTAGAAAATGATATGTCATATTATTGGGTTGACATTAAAGTTAATGCAATGAGATGGTTTTTGTTAATTTATAAGATGATTACACAACCAGCATCTCCATACATACATCATAGACAAGGAATAAATACATTTAGATTGCCTGAAGATGGTATTTTATATGTAACTTTTAATAACGAAAGATATAAATATGATGTTAAAGAAAATTATTTAACATGGGGAATGCCAGTACAAAGAGACTTGCCAGCACGTTTTAAAAATGGTGTCATTGGTAAACACTATATAGACAAAGCAGACATTGATAGATCATACGATTGGGATAATCAAGCATTTCACGATCACATAAATTTAAAAGTGGATAAAGATTTTGAAAATACAAACTTAAGAACTTTAAAAATTAATTATAACAATAAGACTTATAATTTTATAAATAAAGATTTTTTAAAAGAAGGGCAAGTAGCTAATTAGAGAGTATTAGATATATGGAGAGTTTAGCATTTGCCCTTCATTTTTGATTATATTATATAAATATCAAACTGGTAATTGTAATAGTTATAAAAATCTATAAAATAAAAAATGGAGAGTATAAAAAAATATGAATAAAGATATTAAAGAAAAAAAGGCACTTTGGTTGACACCTAATATGCACGCTGCATTAAAGGAGTTTGCTGATAAAAACTACATGAAACTTGAAGGAGCAGGCGAGTTCCTAATCAAGTTAGGCATTTGTTCACATAAAGAATCTAAGAACAATGACTGAGTTTTTTACAAAAGTTGAAGAACAGAGAAAGCGATTAGCTGAAGAAAAGGCTGATAAAACAATAGCCATTTATTACTACCAAAAAGGTGCAGGAAAAGAGTACAGATACATTAAGTATGAAAGTGGTAGAGAAGAACTAATTAACTTACAAGATGCTTGAGGTTATCAAGACTATATTTGATATGTTTACCATGACATTAGGCACTTTAGCTTTATTAGCAATCGTTATTGGTTACATCTTATATAAGGATCAATAATGCCAATCAATTCAAGAACTAAAGGTGCAACATTTGAACGTCTGATAGTTCGCAAGATCAATGAATGTTTTGAACGTGAAGGAATAGAAGATAGAGTCTCAAGAAACTTTGACCAATCATGGAAAGGTGGATTAGCAGACATTTATTACAAGAACTTTGCTATCGAATGTAAAAGATACAAACAATCAAATACCAATATGTATCGCCAAGAATGGTGGGATCAGGTTTTAAAAAGTGCTGGCGATAAATATATACCTCTACTGATTTACAAGTTTGATCGCAAAACAATTATGTGCGTTATACCAGCTTATTTAGTTAGCAACGCACCTAAGCACAATCAAGTTACCTATATGTGTCCTTTAGAAGATATCTGCAAGGACATTAAGAATATTTTAGAGAAAGCAAATGTATCAGGATGATGAATTTGAAAGATTTTGCCGAGAACGATACGAAAAAATATGTCTAGCACTAGAGTTGTTAGGTTTTGTTAATGATGAGAGTTACGAGAGCTACAAGATGTCTAATTACGAATATCTTGAACGCATTTATATAAACAGTATAGGCGATAGAACTATACATTAAAAAAGGAGAGCATTATGGAAGATATTTTTTCTGACAATAATACTAATGGTACAAGTTATATCATGCACAAAAACGCTGATAAAACATGGTACTCAAATGAGAAAGCTATAACTTTAGATAAGATTATGGTTTGCCCTGATACCATTAAAACAGGTTGGGGTATGTGGAATGGCACTTATAGCACTAAATATAGTGATACACCATTTATAAAAATACCTAAGCCTGAAGAGGGATATTCAGAAGCATTTAGCATAAATATTTTTACTAATGATAAGCAAAAGTTTTTATGGTCAAGATTTAGCTTTGGTGAGTATCAGGCATTTAAAAAGATGGCTGTACAGTTCTACAAGGACATTGAAGCTAATAAAGGCAAAGTACCTGTATTTCAAGTAGGCGGTTATGAGGTTATTGAGTTAAAAGCATTAAACGTCAACGTACCTTTATTTAAATTTTTAGGATGGAAAGATAGACCTTCAGATTTTGTGCTTCCTGTATGGGAAGAACCATTAATTGCTGATGGCGAAGTTAGTATGAGTCAACAAGTAGCAGCAGCTACTCAGGCTCAGATAGATAAACAAGAACTTACTGAAGATGATATCCCATTCTAAATGCAAGATTACGATTGGCAAAAAATAGCACCTGATGTTGCAAAATTAATACTAGGTGAACCTAAAATCCAAAAGACCAATGAATGGCGATGGAATAATAAAGGATCATTAGTATTTAATCTTGAAACAGGACAGTTCTATGACTTTGAGGAAGGCATGGGCGGTGGTGTTAAGTGGCTAATTGAACAGCATGGAAAAGATGTATCTGAAATCGTAAAACAGTTCGGTTATGACCTTGCATTACATAAACATAATAACTCCGTACAAAATGGCAATTCCCCTGTTGCCAGTAATGTGAGGTCATTCTCTAGAGAACAAATGGTTGATCTATATAGACAATCATCAGTCAAAGTTAAATATGCAGACAACTTTATAGTATTAAGACATGAAGGGTTGCCCATGAAATATGCACCTTTTAGCTTAAATCCTAATGGCACTTGGTCAATGAAAAGACCTGAAGGGCTATTACCTATATATATAACAGCAGATCAGTTAGATAAACCTGTAATTATTTGTGAAGGCGAGAAAGCGATGCAGGGAGCAAAACGCATCTATAAAGGCGATGTATGTTGCTGGCATGGTGGAGTTAATGCATGGAAGAAAGCAGATTGGTCGCCTATATATGGTAGAGAAGTATGGTTTTGGGCTGATAACGATGAAGCAGGGGTTAAATGTGCCAATGAGATAGCAAGAGAATTGAAGGCTAATGGCTGTAAAGTTAAGGTTATTGAAGCACCTGAACACTTTGCAGATAAAGATGATCTATGGGATGCAGCAGAACGTAATGATTTTACGCATGATACGTTAGTTAAATACATAAATGCTTTTAAAGAAAAGAAAGAAAAAGGCTCTATAACCTTTACAAGAGCAGATGAAGTCTTAACGCAAGTAACTAATCCTAAATGGCTAATAAAAGATGTATGTGAACAAGAATCACTAATGCAGATATGGGGTTCACCTAAAAGTGGTAAGTCCTTTGTGGCTATTGCTATGAGTTGTGCTATTGCATCTGGTCAAGACTTTTATGGGAATAAATCATTTAAAAAGCCAGTGCTATATATATGCGGTGAAGGTCAAAGAGGTGTTAAGAGACGTTTATCAGCTTGGCAACAAGCACAATACAGTTTGACTGGCATACCTTTATACCTATCAGATAGAGCTGTAAGAATAGGTGATAAGGACGATTTTGAGAGATTAACCCAAGAAATAGAAGCTATAAAAGCAATAGAAGGCGATATTGGCATGATAGTTGTTGATACGTTTCAAAGGAATTTTGGGGGTGGTAATGAGAACTCAGCAGAAGATGTAGGCAATTTTATCCATCAATTAGATGGTTTGATTGCAGCTTATGGCTGTAATGTTTGTATTGTTCACCATTCAGGGCATGAAGGTAATAGAGCAAGAGGATCAAGTGTTATTGGTGCATCTTTAGATTACGAATTTTCAGTTAAAAGAACTGATAAGAATGAGCAGATGTTTGTATCGTTCCAGCAAACGCTTAATAAAGATGGTCAGGGAATGGCTGAAAAGAATTTTGTATTTACTGAAGTTGAGCTTATAGGCGAAGGATTAGAGCTTACTAGTGGCTACCTAGAGCTTACTGACATAGATTTTAAAGCTAAAGATAAGCTGACATATAAGCAGAAACTCGTATTAGAAGCATTAGAACGTGAGTCTATATTTGCTGATAAAGATCATCCTGAAGATCATTACTTTTTCCCAAAAGATTTAAAAGACAAGGTAAGAGATGCTAATGGGAATGTTATGTCAGTAGATAGTATTAAGAAAATGCTCTCAAAATTGGTCGAATTAGAAGAAGTTAAGTATATCGAGACGATTGGATATCAATCTGCTCAATACCATAAGTTAGCACCTAAGTTTGAATAGCAGGGAAGTACAGGGAAGTTTGAGGGAAGTTTGAGGGAAGTTTTATGCGAAATCAACAATTAACAGGGAGGGAAGGGATATATTCCTTTAGGAATATCCCTGTTCCCTGTAAATGATCACGATGAAAAATTATTTAGAAGAAACATTAGATAAACAATTGAAAGTCTACAGGGATTATGAATCTTCTATTGAAAAACAATGGGGTGGTAAAAAACGATTACTCAAATGTGTAGATACCCAATTAGAGATTAAGTTCTGTAAAGCACAAATGTTATTTGATGAAACACTCATTGAAGGACATACAAAAAAGAAAATAGAAATGATACAGATGATGTATCGAGCATATACAGCATTAGTAGATAAAGCTAAAGCAAATGGCTATAGAGAATTAGAGGATGATTTTCGTTGCTACAAATACAGAAACAATAAGATAGCTATTGTATGTGATATGGATGCACAAATTCCTAGATTAAAAGAATTGTATGGATCAGATAAAGATGTAGTGCTTTTTAGCGTAGAAGAGCTATTTAGATTTATGCACCCTGATTACCTTGAAGCTAAAGAAACATTTAAGCAGAAGAATATGGATATAACTTTTAAGAGGGTTAGTTTTGTATGAGTAAGTGGCATGGTGGTAAAGGAAGCAAAAGGAGAGATATGCAAATAGAACAAGAACAGTTTGATAAGAATTTTGAAGCAATATTTGGCAAAAAGAAAAGGAGAAATAAAGATGCCAGCAAAACTAAAAGCAAGCCAAAAGATAAGAGATAGAGCTACAGGTAAGACAAGAACTGAGCATTACTATCTGAAGTGTATGACACTAAAAGAACTTAACGATTACATTGAATCATCAAGTGCTAAGAAAAAGGTCATACAAAAATGTAAGAACGAAATAACAAGGAGAAGCAAATGAAGGGTATAACGTGGGTAGTTGGTAATAGTAATTGGAGACTTTATTTTTATTGCTACAAAGAAGCTAAAGAATTTTATGAAGAACAAAATAAATTAGATAGCAGCATCAAAATCTATTATTAGGAGAAGCAAATGAAAGCAGATTTAGTAAACAAACCACCACATTACAATAAGGGTGGTGTTGAATGTATAGACTACATAAAGCAACAGTTAGGCGGACAATATCCAGCTTACTTAGAAGGATCAGCAGTTAAATATCTGCATAGACATAAGTATAAAGATGCCAACATACAAGACTTAGAGAAGTGTGTTTGGTATCTCAATCGCTTGATAGAACACTACAAAAATTTATAATTATCAAATATGAAAATTAATAAAGATAAATTGGAACAGAAGATCAAACAGGGTAAGTCTAGCCATGATATAGCTATGACTTATGACGTGCATCCATCTAC